TAGTTGCCACCTCCTAACTTAACCCATGCCCCGTTTGCGTCCTTCTGCCACATCGCCCCGAATCCGGCGGTGTACGCCAGACTGCCGATGCTTCCAGACTTCCCCGGCTCTGTGCCATTGGAGATGTCGGCGGCGTTATCCAACATCCACTCAACATAGTCCGTATGGATAGTCTCGCCGTTATTCCTGCGGATTAGATTCCACGCCATTTTGTGCCGCCTCCTTAATTGTGATGATGATACTATCCGATTCCAGTCCGATGTTGCTGCTCGCGTCAACCGCCTGAAATGCAACAATCCGCGTTCCGCTGCCGGTAGATTGAAACTGCTTTGTGAACGTTATCGTTTCCTGCTGAACGTCATAGATTCGCTCGTTTACTGCGCCGTCCACAAGGAAACGGATTGATGCCGCGTTCTTCTGCGTCACCGTGAACGTCACGCTCTCGCCGACAGCGATTGTCGTTTTGTCCGCCTCAACGCTGACGATTCGCGGGCGCTGTGCCTCAAGCGCTGATACATCGTCCTTCCACGCTGCATATAACTTGCTATAATTTTGCGCGGCGGTGTTTGAGCGATATGCCGCCATTTGCAGCAGTTCCAGAAGTAACAATTTCTCATCGTCCGTGATGTACTTTCCAAGGAACTGCTGTGCTACGGATGTTGCACTTTCTGCCGCTGCGTTTGCGCTTGCCGCTGCGTTTTTGCAGTCTTCCACCTTTGCAAGCACCGTTGTGATGTCTGGAATGGCGTTCTCCGGGTCGTACACCGTCCCGGTTGCCCCTGCCGCGACGCGCCCCTCAAGCCACAAGATAGCCGTCGTGTCCTCGCCGACCGTCGCCGTGACCATCAGGCGGAAGCGCCCCACAACCGCGTAACAAGCAGCGGAAAGCGTTACGGATGCCACGCCGTCGCTAACCGCGCCTTGCAGAAGAATCGTCGGGTTTTCGTCTGTGCTTGCGACGCTGTCCATCCTGATAAAGCTGCCGACAATCGTTGCGCCCGAATCCATGCTGTACGGTGCGCCATCCTTCTCAAACGCGATTTTCAGCGTGTGGGCGTTTGCTTCGCCTTGCACGAGCGCCCCTTTGAGCGGTGTCATCCGCAACCCAGCAGACAGGTTGCAAGTATAATTTAACTCATTCATGCGTCCTCCTTATTCCGTTCCTGCGGAAATAAGTCCACTCTTGCCGCCAAGCGCCTCAATGATGCCGCTGACGCTCTTGCCCTCCGTCGACATGGTGACTTGTACCTTTTGCGGCTCAAGCAGCACGTTGTCCGCGTTAAGTGTCAGGATGCGCTCATCATAGCAGCGCCCGAATTTAGGCATTGCAACCCGGCAGATGCTCCCCAGCCGGAAATGGTCGTAGGGCAATCCTGTTATGGCGGAAAGCTCCACAAGGGAAACGTCGATGGAAATTGGCGGGTTCTTCTTCTTCGCCAATTCCTTCTTTGCGTTTTCCAACAATGTCTCCTTGTCCGTGATGCTGTTATCCGAGTACTTGCCGCACACGATGCCCCACTCGTCGATGGTGTCCGCGTCGATGTAGTCCTTTCCATCGTTTACCGTGCCAACGGTGATGCCGTTTTTGCCGTATGCGTACATACGGGTCACAAGGTCGTCGCGGTCGGTGCTAACCGTTGCGCTGGTTAGCGCGCCGTTAAAACGAGCTTCGCAGGAGACGGTATTTGGCATATTAACGAGGTTGAGCGTCCACGGATGGGTGGAAAAGTCGTACTGCCACATCATTTCGGCGGGAGACAAGTTCTTGACGTTGTTGATTGCTGTCCATATGTTCGTCCCCGCGTCGAAATCGTATGTGAGGTGTTGCGATAACTCGCACGTCCCCATCTGCCACCGTGTTTCCGGCTGGTAGGTGAGAAGCTGTGCCAGCACGTCAACCGCGTCAACGGATGCACTGCCGATTTTCAGCTGCTCCGGCAGAAGCCCGTCCATCAGCGTAGAAATAGCGTGGTCAAGGTTGACTTCCTGCGTCGCGTAATTTCTGTAGGTTTGCGTGTCCGAGCGCAAGCGGAAGATGCCGACGCTGCCGCCGATGTGGTACAACTCCACAAACTGCGTTGCGTCCATCCATGTACCGTCCACGAGCGTCATGCTTGCGGTGGAAATGTCGTCGATTGTCAGCGACAAAGAAAGGGATGACGGGCGCAAGCGCTTGATTTCTCGCAGATTTTTGTCCAGCAGACGTGGCAAACGGACGTTGTTGGTGTATGCTTTGCTTGCATCCGGGTCGGGGATGATGCCTGAAACATAGTCGATGGAGATGTAGATGTCGCGGACAGTGGGAGAAACGTAATGCTCGTTTAGGTCGGCATGAACTGTCCCGTAAGCCTGAAAAGAAAGCGTCGCCACAAATGACGTAGTGCTTGCGCCATCTGGAAGTGTGACGGTTGCAAAACCAGCCTCGTCAACGTGTACATCGTTGACGTCCTGCTTCTGTTGCCCCCCGAAAATGTCACGGCGGAAATCTGCGTGTACTCGTGCGGAGGTAATTACTGCGTCAGCAGGGAGGACAACAGGAAATGTGACTTTTGCACGCCCTGTGGTTGGATAACCCTTGTCTTTGTCAATCTTCCATCCCTTTACCGGGTCTAAGATGCAAACCCACTTCGACGTCAGTGTAACCTCTTGCGGTGTGCCGTATGCTTTGTAGTTAATATTTCCGCCCCCTTGCAGTAACCGTCAGCGACAAAAGCCCGTCGCCGCTGAACGACACCTTATTGATTCCGGGCTTTAGTGTGATTTCGTCGGCAGACTGTCCGTTTCGGTTGCCCATCGCGGATGCCCCCGCTGCCGTGATTTGCTGGATTCCGTTATCGTCGTGCTCTATGCGGATTTCCTCGCCCGTTTTCACACTGATATTCGTCAGCGCGATTTTTTCGCTTCCGCAACTGATTGCAACGTTTGTCAGCGTGTCGATTGCTACAAAAACGGCTTCCAGCGGACAAGGCATTTCTCCGCGGTTGAAAACCGTCAGGATGCCACTTTTGCTTGCTTCAACTGTTTCCATTTTGGAAACAGTTGCTTCCTCCCACCACGGACGCTGGTATGCCGTCAGCTTGATTTCCAGCGTATCCGTCCATTTGAGCGCGGAAACACTCGCTGCCTCGATGCTGTCGATGTACAACCGCTGTTCCGGGCGGTATGACGTGTGCAGGTACTGTCCACCGCTGCCCCACCGCATGATTTTACTGAGGACAAGCTGCCTGTGGATGGTGTTTGCTTCGTGGATTTCCACGGCGATTGTTACCGTGATGGACTGCCGAAGCTGCCCGGTGAGGTACATCCCCCCGCCCGGGCGTGCTTCGGTTGTCACTGCTTCCTGTGGCGCGTCCTCCGAAATGTCGATGATGATGATGGACGGGTCGAGGTCTTCCAGCGCTTCTTCTCCCATCCACGCGCGGTATCGTGTTACCATTTATCGCGCCACCTCCATCAGATTTCCACGGATGCCCCTGCCGATTGTCTTGTTGACCATAGGCGCAACCGCCGTTGCGACGGTTTTACCATCCACGCTGAATGTGTTATTGATGGTTGTTGGCGGAAGCCCGGAAACCGCGTTCGCAATTTCGTCCGGGTTCGTTACCTGAACGAAAAGAACGCCGTCGCCATTGTTGAAGATGTTTGGTGCGCTGTTGTTTTTCAGGCTTTCCTTGTAGTTCTCCATCATTTCTCCAAGCGTATTGAAAATAGACTGCGTTACAAATCCTTCCTGTATCGTTCTACTTTCGATTTCTTTTGCTGCATCAATGGCGCTTTCGATGGCGGAGAAAAAATTGCCGCCCGTTGTTTTTTCGTTTGAGACGGGTTCGTAGGATTCAGCGTTTTGAAATTCCTCGGAGGAAATGATAGGAGACAAGTCAGACCACGTTTTGGGCAATGCGTTATCTCTTGCTTCCTTCGCTGCTCTTGCCGCTTCTTCGGCTTCCCGTTGACGCTGGTTTTCTTCCATGCGCTGTTCCAAAATATCAACGATGTCGTTCATTTCCTGCGTTTTCATTTCGACAAGCCGATTCCACCGCTGCGCGCGGGCTTTGATGTCGTCGGGCATTAGCCCATCTTCAATCATGTCCGCATAGCCGCTTCGCGCTCGTGCCTCTATCGCATGTTGCGCTTTTGCTTCGTCTTTGTTAAAGGCGTTTTTATCTTTTGCAACGTCGTCGAACAGGTCTGCATATCCTTCACGCGCACCGCCAAAGTCATGAACCCACGGTTTGTTCTCGAAGTCGTTTTTGATTTTGGCGAATCCATACTTTTCAAGCAATTCGTTGATGCCCGGAAGTTCTTCTTCAAGCGCTTTCTTCAGGTCGTCGATGCCCCCCAAAAATGCGTTCTTGTTTTTCGCCATTGCCGAAGTAATCTCTGAAGATTGATTGTACAGCTCGACGTACTGTTCAGCAATTTTGACCAGACTTTGGTATTTTTCGTCGGAAGCCATTTCAAAGTCTGTTGCGATTTGTGCGCTTCGATTTTCTTCCGCGATAGTTGCCTGATAACCGGCGTTGATTTTTTTTACCTTTTCCGGGTCGTCCGCAACAGAAAGGTATCTTGCAAGCAATGCGTCGTTTTCCGTCGAGTACTTTGCGATTTGAGCGAGGATTCCGGGGTCATATCCCGCTTCTTTTGCCTGCTCCAGCGCATCGTTATAGGCTTTTAGCGATTCAGCATTGTTCTCAAACCAGCCCATGACGTTCTTTTCGCTGTACTTCCCGCTGACGAGCTTGTCAAACTCTGCTTCAGTGTGCGTCACCATAAAACCAAGTCCAGAAGCAAGTCCTCTATACGACTTCTCCATTTTTGCGAGCGTGTCTGCTTGATACGTCTCAAGGTCTCCAAGCGCGGTTTTTAGGTCTGCAAACGCTTGTTTTTGCGCATCTACCGACTTATTGAAGTCGTATTGCCATTTTGCTTCTTTGTTGGCTTTGTTAAATTCTTCTTGTTCAGCAGTCAGTTTTTCAAATGCCGCGGTTTCCTCGTTAATCGAGACGCTTGTTTCTGCTATTTGAGAATCAAGCTCTTTTAGCTTTTCAATCAACGATGCTGTCGGGTCGTTGTAATTGTTTTCAGCTGCAAGAAGCGCTTGCCACGCTGCTTCTTGTGTGTCGTCGAGCCGTCCGTAAGCAGAGTGCCTGTTGCCCATTCTGCCGCGTTCGATGTCGTTTCGTTGCGATATATGCCCAAATGAATATTTTACAAATTCGTCGTATGTGTCTGCTAAGTCGTAATAAGGAACAGTGCTCTTGAAGTAGGCGTATGCACTATCGAGCGCTGATTTGTTCGCCGCTTTCACCGTCTCCGTGCCAGCTGCGGCAATCTGCTCTTGAATGTAGCGTTTTTGCGCCTCAAGCTCTGCAAGATATTGCTTATCTTGATTTAATTGTTCCTTTGCGTTGGAAACCGCTTCTTCATGCGCTGCGTACAGGGAAACTCCGTTCAGCGTATCAACATACTTACTTATAGATTCCGTATTCCCTACAATTGCATCAGAAGTCAAATCAACATATCGTGCAAGTCCGGGCATGACGTTTTTCAAGTCCTCAAGCGCGTCTTTCCATTCGTTTGTGGACTTGATGGCATCGCCGCTTTCTTCCTCCATGTTGCGCATTGCGTTCATGATGGTCATCGACTGCGCGTAAGTCGCCTGTGCTTCATAGATAGATTCGTTGCGCTCTATGAGGTCTTTTGCTGCATCGGTATACTGGTAAGATTGCACAGACAGCACGTTGTTGAGCAGTGAAATCGCGGGCGTTACAACGCCAAGCAGCCCCTTGCCGAACTCCGTCTTGATGCGGTCGAGGTTCGTTTGCAGCTTGCGCATCTCATTCGAGAAGCTGTCCCCGGTTCGCGCAAAGTCGCCCTGCGCGTCCTTCGTGGCTTCCAGCAGATACTGATAGCGCAGCGTTGCTTGTTCCGCCTGCGTCATCTTGTCAAACGCCTTGTTCATGCCCTTTTCGAGGGCAAAGGCGTTCAGGTTCGCAACGGACATATTGATGCCAAGCGCCTTCAAGGGCTCGTTTTCCCCGGAGATGCCGGAGCGGATTTTCTCAAATGCTGTGTCGTGGTCGAGGTTGTAGAACGACGCCATATCCGCCGCCAGCCCCGCCATATCCATAGACATTTGCAGCACTTGGTCATCCGCGATGCCCATCGACTTAAGCATAGCGCCCAGCGTGGACGAATACTGTTTCGCCTTGGTTTCCGTGATGCCGTAGGCGTTCAGCGCCTCCTGCGCCCACTTATTGATGGTGGACGCGGAATCCTCAAACGTCACATCAACAACGTTCTGCGTCTCCACAAGGTCGGACGCAAGTCCGATTGATTCGCTAATCGAACCCGTGACGCCGTCGATAATGCTATTGATGCCATTCACTGCCATGTTGGCAAGGAACTGCCCGCTTGCAATATCGCCAATCACATCAAGGCGGCTCAAAAATCCGCTAAGCACACCGCCGCCCGAATCGCCTCCGTCTGCGGCTTGCTGCAAAGACTGGATTTGCTGCTGCAAACGCTGGATTTCCTCCGTCGCTTGCGTGGACTGCTGCTGTGCTTGCTGCAATTCCATCTGAAAACGTCCACCGTCAAACGTCGGATGCACTGCAAAGCTATTCAGTTCTTGCTGGAACTGCTGCATTTCCTGCCGGATCTTATTCAGCTCTTGCGTGTATCCGCTTGTATCAATCTTAAAACTTGCGTACAACTCAAATGCTTCCGCCATCTTCTGCACCTCCCCTCGCCATTAGTCCGTTTATAATATCGTCGCAGATTTCCTCTGCTGTTTTTTGCTTTGTTTCATGCTTCTCTTCGCCGAAAACGTCGCTATATGACGGGATTTCCAAATTCGCGCCGCCGAACGACGAAATTGCAAGCACCGTCATCCACGCCATATTAGCCATGTAGCAACGTTTTGCTTCCTCCTGCGTTTCGTGCGCCAGAAGCACCCCCAGCGCGTGCACGTTTTGCGGGCGGTATTTGTACAGCGCAGGGATTACATGATGCACCCCAGACGAAGCGCAAAGGTAAAAAAAGCAAACAACGAATCGAGCGTGTCTTTGTCCATCATGGCGGCGGTTTCGGTGAAGTCCATTTCTGCGACTTCCTCCGCCGTCTTGCCGTGCATCGCGCCGAGAATGCCCATTGTTTCCTTGGGATGCTTGGCGTACAGAATCGGCAGCATCTTCATCAGGATGTCGCGCCCGACAACATCGCCCTTGCTCTTTTCTTCCACAAAGGCTTTCATTTCCTTGCTGTTGACCAGCTTATCAATATATGGAATGGCGTTCGCCATCTGCTCAAATGCGGTTGCGGTATTCATGCGTTTTCCTCCTCAAAATTAAGTGCGGCAGGGCGCGAACCCTGCCGCGTGTTATTAGGCGGCGGGGTCGAAGAAGATGACCTCACAAGGTGCATATCCGTCGGTTTCAAGCCCATCCTGATGCGCTGTAAACTCAACAGGAATAGTGCCCTCGCCCTTGTCCGTCCAAGTCAGCGTTGCGCCCGCCGTGTTCAGCGCGTTTTTGATGGCAATCAGCACATAGCCCTTCGAGGTGTCGCCCACCCAGACGAGACTCTCAATATAGTCCGCGTCCTTAATATCGGTGCGAATCTTAATAGTGTGCTTCTTCTCCGCGTCCGTCACGTCGGCAGTGCCGAAAGAACGCTTAAGGTTGTCGGCGTTGATTTCCAGCAGGGTAGTCGTCAGCTTGATAGTCCAGCCATCGTTGACGCTGCTGCCTTTCCATTCCTCGCGCTTGCCGTCCGCCTCGATGCTGCGCGTGTTGGGCGTGCAGACGAATGTGCCGCCGCCGCGCGTCGCGCCAATCAGCGCAGAGCCGCTTTCCTTTTCTCTCTCCGTCTTCAGCAGCGCGCCCAGCGTCGCCGCGTCCGTGGCGGTGGAATAGTCAAAGTTGGCAAGAAACATCCCGGCATTGAGCTGCAAATTTTCAAAGGTGCTTGCCCGAAGACCAGTCGTCATTTTTTACCTCCTATTAGGTGTAGTAAGTCACGATTTCGTAGTAAATCCTCCCATAGCAAACGCTTTTAAGCGTTGTGTCCACTTCGAGGCGGAAAAAGTTGCTATTGTTGCGGTATAGCGTGATAAAGCCATCGTCGCAATAAATCGCCGTTCCCTCCGGCGGAATAGCGCGGCGAACCTCGTCGAGGATTGCGGCGCGCTGCAAGTTTACGTTGCTGCCGTTTTCCGCTTGACAGCACAGCGTGCAAATCATTGCAGATTTTCCGAATGCGTCTCCCTCTTGCACCCGAAACGCGAAATAGGGAAAAGACGCTTCCCCCGGCACTGCGTCCTCAACATACGCAGGAATGGGCTTGCCCTCGTAGGTGAAACTGTTCCAAAACTTGTATAGTTTCCGCTGCAAGTCAATCACGCAGTCACCACCTCCGCGTCAGCCTCCCGGAAGTGCATATCGCTCTGCTCCGGCGTTGTCATATCCCGCGCGTCCGACGTGATGCGGAAGACTTTGCCGTCCTTGATGCGCTTCACACGGTCGTTCGGAAGCAGTTCCAGCATATCGGAAAACACGATGGTGAAAAGTTCGCGGATGCCGTTCTGGTATGCAATCCGGGCTTCCGTGCTGCTGTTGCGGATAAATCCGGCACGGAACGGCGCACCATCTGTCCATGTAACAACGATGCCGCCCATGCCGTCGGATTCCGTGCGCTTGTCCATCATACAAGCGTCGTCCAAAAAGTCTGTCCACGCCATCAGCCCACCTCCGTGTACATATGCCTATACGGTCGCAGTTTGTCCGCAAATGCCGCTTGCCACGTTACAACGCCGTTGCTGCCAGTAGCGCGCGAATAGCTGTAATGCCCGAACGATTCGCTTGTATAAGCCCCCGTCGGGTTTTTTGTTTCGTACTCCGCGCACTGTTTTGCAATCTCGATAAACGGGCGCGGCGGGTACAGAAACCACAACGTGCCGTCGAAAGTTTCCTCCCCGGCCGCGTCCTCCATTGCGCCAGAAACAAGGCTGTGAACGCCGTCGTTCCGCGCGCTGCCGCTGATGTACACATAGGGCGAACCTACGTCAGGGACGATTTTCCCGCCCAAGATGCGAATCTCTCCCGTGTACTTGCAGCGCTCGAAAAAGTTGTTACACTCGCGCATTGCCATTTCCAGCGTCACAGCCATGTTTCCACCTCCATTAAGTCGCTGCCGTCACCGTCGCGCTGCCGGAGCGAATCACGCGGTAGTCGCTGGTGCATTCCGCAACCGTCACCTTCTGCCCCGTCGCAATCGCAAGGTCAGACGTGCCGTCCCAGTTGCTCCAAGTGCGGACATTCTGCCCATAGGTCGCAGTCGGCGCGGTCGTGCCAGCCTTCACCTTGTACAGGTTGGAGCTGGATTCTTTCGCGGGGCTGACAGTCAGCTTCGTGTTGCCCTTGCCAGTGCCGGCAGCGGAAGAAACCGTCAACTGCCCCGTCGCCGCGTCCGTGATGGTTGCAATCCAGATGCTCTGCGGATTGAAGATAACCGGCATGAACAAGCCGGATGCCCGCGTCCACAGCACAACGGGGTCATTCTCCACCCACTGCGACACCATCACATAGCGGTGCTGTCCGGACTGGTTGACGTTGAGACCCGTGTTGGCGGTATTGACCGTTTCTTCCGGGGTCTGTCCCCACAAGCCCGCGCCGATGCGCGTCATGGCGTTGCCATTGCCGATGAACGTCATCTTGTCCTGCGGAAAATAGCGCTTGGTCGTGCGAATCGGTCGCCCGTCCGCACCGATGCCGCCATCAATGGCGTACTGCAAATCGTTGGTAATAACTCGGTTGATGCCGTACTCCGTGGAGAAGAACGTATTCAGCGCGGCATTGCTCACATACGCGCCCTCGCTCAACGTGCCGTTGATGCGCTTCTGGACTGCGCTGTTCGCGCGAATCTTGTTGATAACCTTGCGGCTCGTTACGATGGTGTCCAGCGTCGTGCCAGCGTCCAGAGCGGTGTCCACCACGAACTGAATCTGTGCCGGAATGTCCGCGTCCTCGCTGAAATCGAACGTAAATTCCGTTTGCTCCGGCTTCACGCCGTAGTCGATGGTCAAGTCAAGGTTGTTTTCCTTGATGGTCATCTTGCCAGTTGCCAAAACCTCGTTCTTCGCAACCTTGGTGCGCGTCACAACTTGGTCTGCAAGCATGATGCCGTCACGGATAACGTAGTCGTACATAGCGTCATTCTGCACGCCGGAACGCAGCAGCGCACGCATACGCTCAGACTGGTTAATCTTTACCTTAATCAGTCCCTTTTCGATGCTGTGCGTATCGACGGGGATGCGGGTGGCGATGTTCGTCCGGCTATCGAAGCTGTGGAAGTCAGCCATCACGGGAAGCTGGTACTGGTTGGCAATCTCCTGCCACTTAGCCACGAGATTTTCACTGTATTCGTCGGGAAACAGCGCGTCAACCGGGTCGTTCGGGCGGCTGACGTTGAAGCCAACATCCAGCCACTCCTCCTTGGGAATCAGACCGAAAATATTGTTCTCAAAAGACGGAATCTGCATAGTATTCTCCTTTCGTCAGTACGGGCGAACCGTCGCGGCTTCGGCGGCGATGAAGTAGAAGCCCTTTGCCGTCAGCGCGCTCTTGGCGGTGCTGTTGATTTCGGCGGGGAGACGGCTCTCGTAAACCGTGCCGCGCGTCACGACGCTGCCGGGCATATCGCCGCTGGTAACGTCCACGTCCTCGTACACGATGCCGACAGCAGTTCCGTCATTTGCGGGGTAAACAGTCCCCATCTTGACGTACTTCGCGCCGTTTTCGGCGGTGGTAGCGCCCGACTGCTTAATCTGCTTGGTTTCGCGGATTGCGTCTTCCGCGTTTTCAAGAAAATAACCGGGGTGATAAACAGTCCCGGTTGCCTTGCTGGTAAAGCTCATTTATTTGCTCCTTCCGGCGCAACTGCGCCATACATATCTTGCACGTACTTCGCCGCCAGTGCTGCGGCGCGTCCGCTGCCGTGCGTGGCATTGCCGCCGCTCGGCGGGGTTGTGGTAGGTGTACCCTGCTGCTGCTGCGTGGAGAAAAGGTCGCCATACTCGCCCTTGAGCGCGTCAATCAGTTTGTCGCCATCCTTGATTGCGCCCTTGTCGTCGAGTTCGATGCCGTCCAGTCCGCGCTTTGCCATTACGAGGTCGGCAAGTTTCTCCTGCATCCCTTTGCTGGTCAGCAGCTTTCTTGCGGCGGTTGTCAGCGTCGCAGTTTTCTTTTCCGTTTCCACCTGCTGCTTGTAGGCGTCGAACGCCTCCTGAATCTTCTGCGCGTCGCCGCCGCTCTTCTTCGCGTCGGCAAGCTGCTGCTTGAGCGTGTCGCGCTCCGTGGTCAGCGTCGCAATCTGCTTCGCCTGTTCCGCGTACTTGTCGCGCTCTGCCTTGATGTCGTTGATTGCGTCGCTGTGGGCTTCCACAATCGCGTCAATCGCTTCATCAGGCACATTCAGGGCTTTCAGGTTTTTTCGGGTGAGGATGTTCATGATTCAATCTCCTTTGCTTCGGGGCGCGGTGCTTTGCGCCTTTGATTGTTTGCGGAAATGCGGTGCTTTGCCTTTCCGCGTATATGCAAACAGCGCACGGCGGTGCTTTGCCATGCGCTGATATTGCTGTAATTAGTCTATATTCTGCTTGATTGTGTCCGCCATGATGTCCACAAGGCGTTCCGTGTTTGCGGAATCCGCGAATGTGTCCGTCATGAACGGTCTGCCGGGGGTGTATCCTCCCGGCATGACGCGGAACTCGCCTTTGTCGCCCAACTTGGGAAAGAAAACGGCGTGTCCCGCGTGTCCATCGTGTACATAATGCGCGTACTCAACGTTTGTGCCGATTGTCACGCTGTTGTTATCGGGGTCGATGTCGGCGGTGATGCTTCTCGCAAGGTTGCCAGTGTCGTAGACTTTATGCTCATAGCCAGTAACCATCTTCTCGCGTACCATGCCGACGGCTTCTTGCCCGACTGCCAAAAGCCCGATTTCCATTGCGCGTTTCAGCCTTTCGCTGATTTCCGGCGTGTGGTCTACGAACCCGCTCATTTCTTTTCCTTCTTTCGGATGTTGCCGTCTGCGTCCACATACTCGGTGGACAGGATGACTTTCGGCATAATCATGCAGTAGCAATTGATTGTTTCCGCTGCGCTGCCGTTCGGGTCGCCAGGAAATCGGATGTTGCTGTTCGGGAAGCATTCTCCCTGCTTCGCCATCTTGCCGTGCCGTGCCATGTGCGCCTCGCGGCTATTCTGGAAGCGGCAAAACCACTTGTTGTAAACCGTTACGCCTTGGTCTGCTGCTTCCTGCGACGCGGCATAACTCGCTTGGCTCTGTGAGCGCGTCCGTTCCGTCTGCGCTACTCTCCGCGCTTGCCACTCGCTCTGCCCCGTGATGTCGCTGATGCGGTTCATCAGCTTCTTCCGGTCCTCGCCCAGCGTGGACGAAAGCGCCAGCGCGTTTTGCAACTTGTGGCGAATCTCGGTGTTTTGTCCTAGATTTTTGTACGCCAGCTTCGTGAATGCTGTTTCGTTAGCGGCGAAAATCGCTTTGATTTCGCGCTTGTTTGGCTGTGCAAACGACACCTTGACACCTGCGCGGTCTGCTTGCGCCTCGATGACGGTTTGCGCCTCGCCTAAGCTGTCGGCGTACACGTCGCCCATCGTGTTACGGATGTCGTCGGTTGCCCGGTTTCCTGCCTTGCAGATTTCCTCCATGATGACTTCTTCCACGCGATATTGGCGGATGAGTTCGCGGAGAAAACCCGCTTTCCACCGCTCCACCTTTTCCGGCGTGTCGTAGTACGCGGGCGGCTTTATTTTGCCTTCGTCCACTTGCTGCTTTTTCCGCAAGAAGTCTTTCAGGCGCTTCGTGGCGATGTCAAGCGCCTCTTGGTACATCGCCTTTATGCGCATTTGCAGCGCGGCTTCGCGCAAATCGTTGCGCTCCACGTCCGTCACGGCTTGCCCGTCTCCCCAGTGTCAAAAAATGCAATCAGGATGCGCAAAACAAGTCGAACCGCCACCAGCCACCAACCGATGCACAAGAGCCAGTCCGGAACGATGACGTTATTCGCCGCCAGCACTTGAAGAATCACCATCAGATACAGCATCTTCTTCCTCCTCGCCTGTCTTCTGCATTGCCTGTTGCGCCATGCGGATGCCAAGAAGTGATTCTTCCTCCCCACGCTTGATGATGTCGTCGATTTCCTCCGGCTGAATCATCGGGTTCAGCTTCAATCGCGTTTCCTTGTCCAAATCGCCCTGCGCTGTGTAGATGTTTTGAATGATTTCGCTCTCGTTGGCAATCGTCTGCCGCTTGAAGCGGATTGTCTCAGTTTCGATGCCCAGAATCCGCAGCAGTTTCTGCACGAAATCAAAGCACTGCCATTCGTAGGCGTTCGCCTTCAAGTCCAGATTCGCCATGCTTGCCCGAATTGCAACGTTCGTCAGGCTGCCGCCCGTCAGCTCCGACACGTCCAGCGCCATATAATCGCGATAAAGCTGCCGTTCAAGCAGTTCCAGCGCGGTCTGGCGCGCGGCATATGGGACTTCAAACGTCTCCGGCGTTACTGTGCTGGATGACGTACCGTCCGAAATGTTCGCGATTGCTTTCAGTCTGTGAATCTGTTCCAGCATCAGCGCTACTTCGTCGAAGTTGCCTCCAAAGTTGTTAAGCACCCAGTAAACATCGTTCGCCTTTTCCAGATTGTTTCCAAAGTCGGAAAGTACGATGTCGTATAGGTCGATTTTGGAGCGAATCGCAAGCGTCAGTTCCGTTTGCTTCTTGTCGTTGGCGTACAGCGGCACAATCGGCAGTGCGCTATAATTCTCCTCGGAGATAAGGCGCTCGCCTGTGATGTCTCGTGCGTATGTCCGTTTATAGGCGCGTTTCTCCTGCGCAACCTCCAAATCAGAGGCATTCTCGCGCGTCTTGTAAACCGTCACGCCGTCCGGCTCAAAAACACGCGCCATCAGCGGCTTGTCGTCGCCAATCTGCCAGAACTGCACCCCAACCATCGGTTCGCCCGTCAGCTCGTCCAGCAGCGCCACAAACCCGCTATTTTTGTCCGTGTACGCTCGCAGTATCTCAACGTGGTCGAGATTCCAGTAGCCCCAACACACGCCGTGTACCAGCGCATACAGTCCGATTTTTGCAAGCGTCGTGTCGAACCCGACGCCCAGCTTGCCCTTCATCTCGTCGTTTTCCAGCTCCACGCCGTTTCCCAGCAAATAATTAGCCTGCTGCATTGTAAAGCGGCGGAAAAAATCGCTGTAAATGCGCTGTCCTGGGATTGCTTGCGTTGCCGTCGCTTTCTTCTTTACCTTCTTCCCGTCGGCGGTTGTCTGCTCCGTCTCCGATGTGGTCGCTTGCAGCACGACTTTCGCGGAAACTGTATCGTTCTTCGCCTCGTAGTATCGTTGCGCGATGCCCGCCTTGTCAAAGTCCTCGCTGTGCTTGTATGCACCAATAACCGCCATCGTCGCCTTTCCCTTGTCAGGCTCGTTCTGCCAGTCCTGCCATGTGATTTTGGTAAACATATGTATCACCCCCCAACATACAAACTCGCGCCGTTCCTGTCGAGAATCCGGCAGCAGCACGCGGCGCTGTCCGGCGCGTCGTCATGTTCCGCGTCCTCGGTGTAGTCCATAATCTGCGCGATATAATCCCTGTCTGTGCCTTCCAAAAACACGATATTCCCCCACCACTTTTTGAGGTATGTGCTGATTTTTAGGTACTTGTTCATTTTTTCCGGGTACGCGCGTACCGCCATGTTTCGGCGGCGCAATTCCCGCGCCAAATAACCCTTGTCGCCGTTTGTTTCACAGTAAATCGGCGCGCACATTAGGCGCTCCGTCTCCGATTGCAGCGCTTCCATCAGCGTATCAACGTGCTTGCGCCACAATCGCCCGTATAAATACAATGTGTCGCCGTCCCGCTTGGCGCAGGTCAGCGCGGTGTAGTCCTCGCCGCCATAGGCAGCATCAACGTGCGCGATGCCGTCCCGCAGCTTTTCCGCTTCCGGCGTAAACGTCGGCGGCGTGTCGAACAGCGCGTTTTCGGCGGCGATGTGGCGCAACTCGTAGTTCGCGGCAAACAGCGACGGCGACATGGACTTTCGAAGCTGTTCCAGTTTCTCCGGCGCAATCAACCCGGTCGTGTAGCAGTCGTGCTTCTCCGGCGGCGCAACCAGCGTGAACGCATCCTCGATATGCCACGGTGTGCCGATGAAGACGATTCGCCCGTCGCGGGTGACGATGTTTCGCAGCTCCTGTATAACGCCCTTGGTGCGCTCTCGTTCTGCGCGGCTGATGCGGTCGTTGAGGTTTACAACGTCGTCACACACAATCAAATCCGCGTGCTTGCCAGTCATGGACGAACCGCAGCCGATGCCGATTAGCTGGTCAGCGCCACGCGGCGAATCGTACACGCTCACCGTCATGCAGTTGCCGCCAGATTTAAGCAGCGCCACGTCCTGCTGCATGAGGATTTGCGCCATGTAACAAAAAGCCTCGTTCGCGAATACCTTTTTCGCTTGCGCAATGCTCTCCACAACGTCGCTGTCGGTTTTCCGCATGAAAATCGCGTTTTTTCCGTGATTGAGAACGCACCACATTGCCAGCGCAACGGAAAGGCAGGAGGACTTGTAGGATAGACGATGCGCTTGAAGCGTGTAATCGTCCGCGCCGAAGATGATGTGCTGCATCCAGCGTCCGTGAAGTTCGTCCGTTAAATCACGGAATCCGCACATTCTGCCGACGGCGGCGGGATGGTATCGCCAAATGTTCCACACTTCATCCCGCGTCAGCGTCGTCATTTTACTTCTCCTCGCGTCTCTTTCAGCAGCTTGTCAATGTCGGCTTTCGCGTCCTCGGACAACTGCGGCGTTTTGACTGTCACGGTGTCGCCGGGGTCTTCCCCGATGACCTTCATCAAAAACTGGATGGCGGCGAGATTTCCCTCTGCCGCCATCTTGATAAGTCGCACTGTCAAGCCTTCGCGAAGTGTTTTCCCGTTTTGCTGCGGCGCATCTACCAATTCAAGCGCGATTTCCTTGATGGTTTTATTTGCTTGCTTTGCTTCCGTTGACTTCTCGTTTGCTTTACGCGCGTCCACCGTGTTTCCCGCGCCACTCCCGAACCGTGGACCTTTTTTTAGATTCGCAAGGCTGTTCGGGTGTTTGCCCTTGGGATACTGTTTTGTTTCCTGCTCCTTTGGCATTTACTCACCACCTGATGATTACCTCATGATTTCGCCCGTCTCTTGGTTTACCCTGTAATAGCTTCTCCGTCTGTTGATTGCGGGTGTGCGCCCTTTCAGCGTCCCGCCGTTTTTGAGGCGTAATCTTGCTTTGCCCGAACCGCTTGCCATGCTTTATTCCCCCTTGTGATTTTGGGTTTCGTATAGTCGATGGTTTTATACTTGTCAATGAGGTTGTCGAACGCTTCCCGGTAGAAGTTGAACAGCTCCGCGTTCTCCTCGAAGTCGAACTGCTCCAGACACGATGCGCTCCGCAAATTCGCGCTCCCCGTCAGCACATAATGATTCCCCTTGTGCGTTTCCATCAGCAGGATTTTCATGTGCGTGTTAGTGAAAGCGACTTGCAATTTGTTGTCGATGTCCAGCTCCTCATACAAGTACGGAATTAAATCCGTTTTGTAGTGGCTGTAGAAGTAGCCGGACAGCATCAGATTGATTTTCTCCACGTTGCGGAAAAGCAGCAGATTTTTGAAGCTGTCCACGTTGTTTTCCGACAGTGACAACGTTGAGCAGTAGATTGTTTTGAGGTCGATGCCGCGATACATCACAAGCGCTTCCGGCAAGTCGCCAAAAATGAAATTGCCCGGAACGATGCAAGTAGTCCGTGCGTTGCGTTCCAGACAGATTTTTGCGGCAAGGTCGCGTGCGTGCTGAAAATCCGCCTTGTTGTAGATTGCCGACTTTGCCATCTTGGGCTTTATGATGCGCGTCTGTTCTTCCTCGTCTACAAGGGAAAAGTCGGCGACGGAGAAGTCTATATCGTCGTCAAGTTCGATTGTGTCGGGAAGGTGGATTTCCTGGATGTCGAGGTCGAAATCCGTCACGTTTCCGCCGCACCTCCTAACCCTTTTATGATTTCCTTTTCGCGCTCTGATAGCTCAATGTGATACGCTGCTCTTTCTGCTGCCGCTGCTCTTTCTGCCGCTGCTCTTTCCGCTGCTGCTCTTTCCGACAGCAGGAAGCAAGCCCCAAAAACGCCTTTCTTCGCGTTGTCGAGCGTTCTTGCAAAAAAAACTTCCTTCTCGTCGAGCGTGAAGTATTGTCCTTTCGCGGAAAGCTGGTTGAGTTGCGCGGCGGTTGCGACTTGCGGCGGGAATTTCAGCTTGTCGAGCTGCTTTTTCTGCTCTTTGACGTTTTCTGCGTCTGCTGCCTTTATTTGGCGGTATAAGTCCGGCGCAGTCTCGACCAAATACCCCCCCAAGTTTGTTACGAATCCCGTATTGACTTTTGCGCCGTTTTGGTATGTCATACTGTACCCGACACAGACGCAATGTAATCCGTTGTACGGTTTGAAGCAAGAAGTTCCTGGTGCAAACAAGAAAAAGCGGATGCCACGCGCAAGGTAGAATTTTTCGATTTTGGAGAGGATGGAGAATGGCGGGTTGTCGATGACGATGCTGTTTTCTGGATATTCTGCGTGTTCGTAATCGCCGCCCGGATAAAATGGACGAATTACCTTCGTGCTTTTGTCAAGGTTGTAATGCTCGAACACCCACTCTTTTACCGTCTCGTAAATGTTCGGCGGCGTATAGCAATCGTCCGTTGTCAGTTTTGGTTTGAACTTATCAACAAACGCCTTGTACTCCTCCGATGCTTCTGCAAGCGTCAATTGCTCCATTTTCCCCTCCTCTTCTTCCGTCGCGTCCCCACCAACGCAACAAAGCGCATCGCGCATAAATCCCGCCGCCGAAGAGGTAAGAACGGCACTTCCATAGTCGCCTCTTCCAACAAAAAAGACGCTTGCATCACTGCTTGCGTCTCTCTTGCTGCTTTTACATTTTACATTATATCACGCTTTTAGCTCTCATTGCTCTCATCTTTTACCGTTGCAAGGAAGTTCTTTGCCGCCCAGCGCCCATTTGCGTTGAGCATCCGCTGCCACGCGCTGTTCTTCGGCGACCAGCGAAAGCCGTTTGCCTTTAGCGCGTTTCGCGTCTCCTCGTCGGGCTTATCCGGGAAAATCAGGCGAATGCGCATGTCGTCCGTATCCTCTACCACGCGGATTCCCTTGATTACCTTTTCGCCGCCCCCTTCCTCCTTCACGGCGGTGATACTTGCAATTCGTGCCTTGATTCTCCGTATCTCTGCGATACAGTTTTGCAGCGTGTAAGCACTAAACGGTTGCCCGCTGTGTTTGTATTCGTGCATTTTTTCTTCTGTTATCTCGTCAAAGAGATAAAACCCGTCAAGCGTTCCGTTGTTTTTGTAGTAGGCGTTCGCCTTTTTCATCGTCTGATAACATTCCTCCATGTTTTCCAGTTTGTTTTTGAGCTTTTCCAGCGCGTTTGCGTCTCCTGCCTTGATTCCGCCCGTTCCGACGCTCTGTATGCGGCGAATCAATCCGCTGATTTCTTCGTACTTTTCCGCGTTTCTTTTATATGCAGCAATCTGCTTTTCCTTCTTCGCTCGATTGATGCCAGCAGGACCGGCAATCATGACAGAAGGACACATCGTTCCGATAGCGTTCTCGCGGTTAATCCACTCCGCCAACTTCCGGCAGTAGCGGTTGAGCAGCATGTCAATCGTTTTTGCGCATTCCGGGTGCTTCTGCTTCTGCGCCTCTGCGATTGACTGTGCCCTGTCGCACATTACGCGATACTCGTTCGTTGCGCTGTTTCCCTCGTAATCGTCGAATGACATCATCTGCTTTGATGCCTTCGCGGTTTCCTCATTGATTTCATAATACATACCCGTGTTGCCTCCTATTTCGCGTTCTAATGGGTTTGTCTGCTTCTCCTATAAATTCCCCCGCCCGATTGCTCCAACGGCTTTCGGGCGGCATTCTGTTGCGATTATGCGGGCTTGATTGCTTCCACCTGCTGTTTTGTAAACAGGTAGGCGGTCGTCAGGAAGAACCCGCTATTCTCTTCCTTTGCGTCAACGGTCTTTTCGTCCTTTTTCCTCTTGCTCGTCTTGGGCTTCCAGATGCTCACGGTCAGCGCGGCGTGTTCGCCCTTTTTAACCATGTACCCGTGATTCTTCCACTCGGCGAAGGTGTGAATCGGGAGGCGCAACCCGTTCATGATGTAGGCTGCGGCTTCCTCTTCGGAGAAGATGCCCGCGCTGATGGCGGACTTGGCGATGATTTCTTCGTTTGACATGGTGCTTGCTCCTCCTTCCTGTTCACGCCAGCGTTGCAACGACTTCGGAAGGCTTGTACTCTTCGCCTTTCTTCCAGCGAACGATGCTGCGCTCGTAGTCGCCATCCATCGTTTCGTCCCCGTACTGCAACTCGTAGCAGTATTTCTTCGTTTCGTAGTACCAGTTGATAGCCAGCTTCTGCGCCATCTTTTCGGTAATGCGGACGCCCTTCTTGATGTTCGCGAACTTCATAATTCTTACCTCTTTCTGTCCGGAGCTTTTATTTGTACCGCCCTCCTGACACTATTATTATAGCATATACTGCCGTATATGTCAAGGGGCAAATCACATTTTTTTCGGCGATTTTGCAAACTTTTTGCGCAACGAAAAAGGCGCACCCCAGCGGATGCGCCCCATTCATTTACAGTTGACTTATTGTAACGTATCCGCATCCATTTGCGTAACGCGGGCGAGTGAGCGTTACCAGCTTGTCTCCAAACCGGCAGTACGTATTGCCATTCCGCCATGTATCCGCATCACTGATGCAGTAGTCGATGAACACTTGTGTTTGCTTCGGCGAAAGTTTCTTGTTTTCGCAAATCCCGAACGAAGGCGCGAAAACGTCCGCGAACCAGCCCTTGCGCTTCGGAAATCGCAGTGCAAACGCTTTCAGCCAAACCGCATCCGCTTTTTCTTTGTGTTGATTGTAAAGCTCCATGAGCTTCTGTTCGTATTCCTCGTCGGTGATGCTTTCTTCTTGGTTGAGTGCGTCAATTTGCGCTTCCCACGCCTTGGTCATTTGGCGGTGCTGTTCAAACAGCGCCGCGCTTTTTTCTTTATCAGTCATTGTCTTTCCCTTTCTGTCGGGGGCTTTTATTTTGTACCGCCCTCCTGACACTATTATTATAGCATATACTGCCGTATATGTCAAGGGGCAAATCACATTTTTTTCGGCGATTTTGCAAACTTTTTGCGCAACGAAAAAGGCGCACCCCAGCGGATGCGCCCTATGCTATTATTGTTTTCTGTTGTTAATTATTACACGCCCGACATAGGCGTTTACGGAATCAACGATTAGCTGCGCCACCGAGATACCGCGGCGCTTTGCTTCTTCTTCCAGCGCCTCTTTGCTCCCAGCGCGAACGTCGAAGCGCACCGTCTTGATTCCTTCTTTTTCTCGATACTTCTTCATCGCGCGGACGGAAATGTCCCCTTGGTAATACTCTTTACGCATTTTGTATCCTCTTCTTATTGGACGTAGTATTCGCTGTCCCTGTCACAGGTCGCAGACAAATTTCGTTCTGCGAAGGCTTCCGCGTAGGTAGAGAAGGTTGCAACGACTTCGCCCTCTTCATCCCAATCTGCATCATTGTCGCGGCGGTACACGTTGATTTCAACTGGCGCGTCCGACGAACAAACACATTCGATTTCCGGCATGGTGTCATCTTCATCTTCCGGCGCATTGACTTGATATCCGCCGTAAAAGAATCCATGTTTATATGCGATTCCTCCGTGCCCGTAGAAGCCTGATGTTTTTCCGGCAAAAAGTTTTTCTGCCTTTTCCTTGTCCTCCGTAACTAGCAGAGGATGCCCACTCTCTTCTGCACGGTCGTAGCCGTCGAATTTGTCAAGGCGCAGCAAGTCTTCATGAGAACCGCGAAAACACGACTGCGCTTCGATGTCATACTCTGAAACAATGTAAAGTATCATACCGATTTTTTTTACTCGCTTAACATAGGCGATAATAGCGGCAATGTAGTCCGACGACCATTTTCCAGGCATATACCGCGCGATTTCCTCTTCGGAAACTTCGCTGGGGTAGCGCTTCCTCGACGGTTGAATAAGGTCGCGGACGGTTGCCAGAAAAGAATTGATGTTTGGATAACCAGCGCGATAGAGACGCGCAGGAAGGTCGAACGTGATTTCTGCGCCGTCTCTACCGCGCCGAATGGTGAACTTCGTCCGTGTGCAGGTCTGCACGGTCAATTCGCCATCAATGCCGTGCCTGTTCAGGTAGTTGATGACGGTCGCTTCATTTTCCGTCAGCGCTTTTCGCGCCTTTTGGGTATCAATCATATGCTTTACTCCTCCCGTTTTTTTTACTCAACGCCAGTAAACTTGAAAATTTATGCGGTCTTTCTTTGCCATATTCTCCTGTTCTTTTGCAGTTTTTACCCATGTTTCAAAGTCAAGATTTTCTTTTTCTACCGGATAGTCCTCAAACTCACCCCATTCTTTCGGGGTAAAATACTGCTTATCCAGCATAATATACATTCCGTACCAGTTATCGTTGACCGCCCATGACTTCAAAAACTGAACATGATTTTGGTCGAGAATCAATCCGTAACCGTACTTTGTTTTGAACACCTGTCCCCTATCGACACGGACAATGATTTTCGTCCCATCCTCGTTTATATGGCTCATCGAGAAGTAGTTATTAGAAATGCGATGGATGCCCAGGTCGCCAAACATATTGTTCAAAAAGCCCATACATTACCTCTTTCTGTCCGGGGCTCTTTTTGTACCGCCCCTTGACACTATTATTATAGCATATACTGCCGTATATGTCAAGGGCAAATCACATTTTTTTCGAGATTTTTTGCAAAGGAAATCGCGCACCTTTCGATGCGCGACCGCCTTATTCCGCGCTCTGGATTTTCCGCTCTGCGTTACCAATTACGCGGAAAACGTGTTGCTCGGAATACGCCAGATTGTAGCTGATTTCCCGGACGCTCCTTCCCTCCAGATACCGCATTCTCATGCACTGCATTTCCAGCGGACTTTCCAGCGCATCAACCAGCGGCGCAAGCTCTTCGCGCATCGTGCACAACTCGTCCCAGATTGCTTTCTTGCGCTCCAGCGCCTCGACGCGATACAGCAGCCCTTCCTCCGTGCTGTTCATACTCCCGCCACCGCGCGGCGCGTCGCTGATTGTCCGCGTCAGCTTCTGCGCCCGGATTCGCGCCTGTTCTGCTCGCAAGCAAGCCATAGGATACCGCCTGATGAGATACCGCATCCGCTTTAAGTCAATCATTTTTCCCTCCCGCAACCGCCCCTCGATTATTTTACCCCTTCAAACGCCTTGATGACAGCTGTATACAGCGCAGGGCGAATCTGTCCGCTCATTAGCTCCGTGTACAGCATATCTTGTACCTTCTCGATTGCCCCGTTTGCCTCCTTCTCGCCGTTTAGCCGCCTGATTGCGTCCTGCGTCGCCCTGACTTTGTAGGCATCGTGGCGGCTTTTGCATCCGCGCGAAACGTTCCCCGCAAGCCGCTTGACGTTCTTTCCCAGCTCTTTCTCCAGCCAAAAGGAGTAGCGGATGTCGTCGGTGTCCAGCATTGTCTCACTCTCCGTCCATATATCGCATAATTGCGTCAATTGCTTCTTGGCAGCCCTTCGCCACGACGCAACGGTATCCCTCGGCGGTAAGCATCTTCATGCGCTCTTTCTGCGATGTCGATACCGTCCCGCCCTTGCGCCGCTTCATTTCGATAAAAAGCCCGTGTTCACGTCCGTTGGAGACGGGCAGGAAGATGTCCGGCACTCCTGCACGCGTCCCGGTTCGCTTCATCCTCGCGGCGGTTGCTTTGGCGCGATAACCGCCGTTCGGGATGGCGAACATCCCTTTCAGCCACGGCTTCGTTGCGCTTTGAGCATCTGCCCAGCGGAAAAGGGCTTCCTGTTCTTCGTCCTCCGTCGGAATTACATCGGCATAAAGAGAACGCCGTGTAGTCCGCATTCTGGATTTGTACATTTTACCCATGCGCCTCCTTGTACATCAATCGTAGTGTATCGCTTCATCACTGCGTTGCACACCGGACAGATTGTCAGTGCGTTCAGCCATTCTTGCCTTTCGACCATGCTGCACCTCCTTTCTGCGCCTTCATGCACATTGCCGCAACTTGCACAGCTTCACAAGCAAGCAGTGTAGCTGCCGCTGCTGTTTTGCTCGCGCACATCCGAAACGCATCTGCATCGTCCCGGCGATTTGCGAGCCATACGTCATTTGCTTTTTGTCGAACGCGCTGCATCTCTTCATTCGCCTCCTCGATTTCCTCCCAGATGACAGAAAACGCCTCCGGCATGGAGTTAAACGTCTCTCCATGCTCTTTCTGCGCTCGAAGAAGTTCGGAAAACACAACCGTTACAATCTCATCTTGCAATTCTCTCACAACCATCATCACTCCTTATTGATAAATGCGCAAGCAACACATACCGTAGCCGCCAGCAGACACAGCAGACCGATAACCGTCATTGTCATCCCCCCAACCACGCGGCAAGCGCATCCGTTCCGGCGTAAACAAGAATCGAAATGAAACAGTTGACGAGCGCCAGCAGAATGTACACATACCACGGGCGCGTTTCCTTCGCCAGCAGGAAGCCCGTCACTCCCAGACCAATCATCGTGCCGAAAATCACCGCCGCGGGCAGCGTCACCATCTCCATCAGCGTTCCTCCTCTGCCGTCCCAATCTGCGCTTTTGCCAGCTCGATTGCCAACAGGTACGTCCTTTCGTGTTTTGTCCCGGCGTGGACTTCCTTGACTTTTGCAGCAAAGTCGTCAATTGAGCCGCTGAAGCATCCGCAGGCGACGTATATTTCCCCATCTTTGCCACGGTAAAAAGTGGTTGTGTCGTCACGGCTACCGATTGCTCCGATGGCGATGTAATCAGCCGAATCCGTCACCAACGCCTTTCCCGTCACGCGCGCCGAATCCGTCACCAACGCCTTTCCCGTCACGCGCGCCGAATCCGTCACCAACGCCGAACCCGTAACACGCGCCGAATCCGTCACCAACGCCAAACCCATAACACGCGCCGCGCCAGTCACCAACGCCGCGCCAGTCACCAACGCCGCGCCCGTCACCAACGCCTCGTCCGTCACGCGCGCCGTGCCCATCACACGCGCATTTCCCATCACACGCGCATTTCCCATCACCAACGCATTTCCAGCCACCAGCGACAAACCCGTCACCCGCGCAGAATCCATCACACACGCATCTCCCGTCACGCACGCCGCGTCCATCACCACCGCAGAATCCGTCACCCACGCTGAGCCGTTATGTGAAAGATTTTTCTCTGTTTCGAGCCATCCTCCCATGTCGCCGCTTTTAATCTCGTATTCCGGGATGTCTCGCACTGCACGGATTCGATGCAATATCTTACGGCCGATGTATTTCACTTCGCCAGTAAACTCATATTTCATTTTTGTTTTTCCTCCCACGGTGCGTTTGCCATTTCTTTCTCCGTCGGCTTCCGCATCCAGCAGCGCCACGTCTCGCCGTAGGTGTAATCGGCGTACCATGTGCGTCCGCCGTCGAAATATATGCGGTGGCTTTTACCTTCCCAGTACGTTACCATTCGCGCACGGACGCACGGCTCGTCGTCCCCGTTGTTATCTTCAATCCATACGAGCATTCCTACGCTTACCACAAGTTCTTCAAGGGATAGCACACGGTTTTTGTTATCTTTCATCTTCGTCCTCCCTTTTTGCGTCCAATTCTGCCTTCGTCGGCTTCCGCAGCCAGAAGCGTCCTTCCACATCAGGTATATCGTACAAATCTCCTTCGTAGTTGTATTTGCCATCTTCAATCCAGACTGGGTAGTCAAAGCTGCTGTGATACCACTTATGGTCGCCTTCGTACCATGCGTAACCGATATACGTTTTCAATTCATCCAGCGTCAGCACCCGGTTCGGCTCTTCATACCGCCTCATAGCCTTTTCATAGGCTTCTTCTGCCGTGTTCCTCGCCGGGCTTTCGCTTTCACACTCTTCATTGGTACATTCGTACCAGTGTAGCGTCCGACACAAAAGCCCTTGCTTGTACCGCATTTTTGAGCCGCAGTACGGACAGCGCGGAGCTTGTTTCTTTTCATTATTAATCATCTTCGTCCTCCTTTGGCGCTTCCGGGTATGGCATCCAGTGCGTGATGCTCACAGGCTTGTAGTAGTATGCTTCGTCCAAAAACTCCTTTGTATCTGGACAAAAATACAGCAATGGATAGTTCCACCTGCTCTCTATATCAAATCCGATGACGTGCATTTTCTCTGCCGGAAGTGCATCTTCTACCGAAATCCAGCGGCTTGCGCGCTTCGTAGCTGCTTTATACGCTGCTTCCTCCGTCAGCCGCTCCGGGCTTGTACAGCGGCAAGAAGCCCTGCCACATTCATAGAAATGATATAAAGGCTTGTCACTCCTATATGCCAGTTCAAGCGTTATATGTTGCATCTCCGCGCCACACCACGGACAGCGCGGAGCTTGTTTCTTTTCATTATTAATCATCTTCGCCCTCCTTCGGCGCTTCCGGGTATGGCATCCAGTGCGTGATGCTCACAGGCTTGTAGTCGTATGCTTCGTCCAAAAACTCCTTTGTATCTGGATAAAAATACAACAATGGATAGTTCCACTCACTTTCTATATCAAATCCGATGACGTGCGTTCTATTTAGCGGCAGCACCTTGTCCACTGAGAACCATCCCGGCGCACGACGATTCCACTTCTTCATTGCCTTTTCCTGCGTTTCTCCTGCTGCAATGGCTTGTCTACACACAGTGCATTCGCAAAACCAACTTCCGAAAAAATAATCAGGTTCTACCAGTTCGATTTTTCGTCCCCCACAGAACGGGCACGGTTTCAGTTTATAATCCTGCATTCTTCTTTCTCCCTTCGTCGTTATTCCACGCTCTCGCGGCTGCGGCTCTTGTTTTCCCAAGCTCTCCGATATAGCCACAGTCCAAGCATCTTACCTCAAAACCGTTACCGCCGAAAAATTTAGTCCACATTTCCACGTACTTGCTTCCGCAATTCGGGCAAGGCTTTGGTTTTACTCGCATTACGCCCATCCCCCCTTAAACTTGTTGATGAAGTACACTTGCCCTTTGCCCGTCACTTTCGGCGTTCGCCGCAGTATAACGCTGCCGTCCGACGTTGTGATAGCCGTTTCCTTTATCTCGAAAAGTCCCATATCCATAGCTCTTTGCGTCGGGCAGTTGTGAAGCTCTCCTTTGCTGCACAAATATCCGTTCACGCGCAGGAGTTTGAACAGCTTCTTTTCGCCGATTTCAACGCCATTCTGCCGCAGCAGCTTCGCCATCTCGTTCACAAGGATGCTTGTTTTGCTTGCGCTCACAGCATCCGCGAACAGCGCCTTTGGCTGCATCTCCGTGATTTGCTTGTCGCGCTGCTCAATCTGTCGCTGGGCAACAATCAGGGCTTTCGCCATCAGGTCAGCGTCGCTCATGTCTTCCTGCCCTGCGATGTAGCCGCCGCTCTTTCGGATTGATGGGATGACATCGTGCGTAATCCAGCGCTTGAACTCTTTCGCCTCCGGCTTGCGACTGCTGAGGACGAGTGCGTACAGCCCGGGTTCGCTGACGACGGTCACATTTGGATTGCCGCGATTTCCGTCGGTTAAAACGACGGTATTCTTTTCGTCGTCGTCCAGACGTGCCACTGCATCCCGTGCGTTCTTGACTTCCAGCGCTCGGCACACATCCGCCGCCACGAACCACGGCTCTTGTTTCCCTTCTTCGACGAATGTCCGAATGTTTCCAAACCGTTTGTTCTCGTAAACGATGATGTTGTACATGGCTTTCCTCCTTTTAGTCCTTTTTTAGGCATGTATACCGCATATGCGGCTTATCAAACCCCAGATTCACAACTCCTGTTGCTCCGTTTCGGTTCTTCCTGATTCGGCACGTCTGCCACGTCAACCCGTTTGCTTGGCAATTGTGGTACATCTGCCATCTGTCGCTGTTCGCGTCCTGCGGCTCTTCCGGCTCATGCAGGATGAGAAACACGTTCGCGTCCTGCTCAATCGCGCCGCTGTCTCGCGCTTGTGACATATCCGGCTCGCTTCTTGTCGCTTTGCCGAATCCCTTCTCGCTCTCGCGGTTGAACTGCGTCATGCAGAGAAGCGGAACTCCTAAATCCATCGCCATCAGCTTCAATTCGCGGCTGATTTGCGTCACCTCCTCCGTGCGGTTTCCGCATTTCTCGTCGGCTCGCATGAGTTGGATATAATCAACCACAATCAGGCTCAATCCCTGCTTGCTTGCCTTCATCTTCGCTGCCGCGTTGCGGATTTGAAGCGGTGTGACCGCTCTTTCCTCGATGGTGACTGGTAAATCTGCAAGAACCTGATAGCAGGGCGAAATTTGCGCGAAATCCTCCAATTCCATCTTGCCCGTGGCGATTTTCTGCAAGTCCACACCGGATTCATTCGCCATGAACCGCGCTGCTATTTCTACCGGGTTCATTTCCAGCGACACAAGCAGCACCCCGCCCCCGTGTTCTGCAACGTACTTCGCCATGCAGATAGCAAGCGACGTTTTACCGACACCCGGACGTGCGCCGATGTAGATTAGCTGTCCAGGCTTAAAACCCCCCAGCATCACATCAAGGTCTGCTATTCCGCTTGTTACCCCGTCCTTTTTATCAAAAGAATCCGCAAGCATGAGCGACGCTTCGTGCATCGTCACCCCATCATTAACAGCGGTTGACGACTGTGCCGCCGCCGCGCAATCCGCTTGCAACGATTCCACCGACGCGCCGGGATTGCCTACATCTTGCAGGATTTTTCGCGCCAGCGTCGCAAGTTCGCGGCGTTTCGCGCACTCCGCCAAAATCGCTATGTACTGCCGCGACATGATTGGCGAAATGCCCATCTGTACGCATTGCATCAAGAGTGCGGTATCTTGGAAGTCGCATTGAACTTCTGCATCCAGCGTTACAAGGTCAACGCTTTTTCCCTGCTTCACAAGGCGCATGATTCCGCGCTGACAGGCTTGCATCTGCTTTAAGCCAAAGAGTGCATCAGGCATTGCGGCAACTTCCTGCGCCACGATTGCATCTTGCATCGCAAGCCCAATCAGGCTCTTTTCCGCGTCCTCGTTGATGTATGCGTCCATCTTTAACTACTCCACGCCCTCGCTAATTCTTCCAGCTTTGTCCGTACCTCTGGATGCTCTGTTGGCTGGTTTTTAACGCAGCTCATGAATACATCTCTTTGTTTGATTTTCGGCGGCTCGTGCACTTCAATTTCATCTGTGCTATTGATAAACCTTATCGGGTGCTTTTCCGCCTCAATCCGCGCTTGCTCTCGTCGCTCTTTCTCCTGTTTCTCTTTCGCGCGTCCATTGATTACACCCTTGAGGTATCGGATGTTAGGCTTCCCGGATTCCCCGGCGATTTTGACGCATTCCAGCACTTCTTCCGTGCCGTTGTCCGCCACAAGCTGGTTGAGCGTCTCCATCGTCGCCGTCGTATCGGTGAATCCCTGCCGTTTCGCTTCGTCCAGCACCTCGTTTGTGCCTTGCTGGATTTCTGCTGCTTCTTCGTCGCTGATGAAGGGTGCAGGGGTACGCACTTCGGGCTTCTGCTCTGGTTCGGGATTGAGCTGTGCCGGTTCAGGCTGCTGGATTTCTTCGGACGGTTCTTTCTTCGGGCGACCACGTCCGCCGGATTTGCCAGCCGCAATTTTTTTCTCGTATCCATCGCTCGCTCTGTCCAGTTCGCGGACAAGTGCGTTATAAAGGTACTTGATTGTACGCGGCATTTCAGCCGTTTCCCCGCTCCTGCCGTATTGAAGATACGCCCTGACAACAAGTCCAATTTCCTCGTCGGACAGCTCCTCGATGTCTTCAGCCATATCGAGCGGAATCGGCACATACTTTACCTTCGCCATTTGCTACCTCCATCAGCCGCCGTTAGAACGGCAAATCCTCGTTGTATACCGGTGTGTACTGCGGCGCGGGCGGTTGAGCCGCCTCGTGCGCTGTCTGCGGTGCATCCTGTTTCGCGCTGTCCAGAAACTCAACGTCCTGCGCGAAAACTTCCAGCGTCGCGCGTGTGCTTCCATCGTTGGCGGTGTATGTGCTGACGCTGACGCTGCCAATCACACACACCTTGCGTCCCTTGGCAAGATACTTTTGGCACGTTTCCGCTTGTTTGTCCCAAACGGACACGCGGAAGAAGTCTGCTTCCGCCTTTTCGCCCGGTTTCGCGCGGCGATTGACAGCAAGCGTGAAGTTGGCGACGCTCTTGCCGCTCTGCGTTGTGCGCAACTCAACGTCGCGCGTCAGATTTCCGATGATTGTCAGCTTGTTCATTGCCTTTCCTTCCCATTTTGTACAGCTTCGCTATTTTTTCGTCGATTTTGACGGGCTGGATGTGGTACTTTGCATCAAAATCCGCCTGTGCCATCGTATGGCACTCCGTGTGATGTACCCGGCAAAGCGGTTCGCACGTTAGCCCGATATGATTGATTTCCGTTCGGTCTGCGCCCATGCCGACGCGCTCCCAGTGATGCAAGTCTGACGGTCTGCGTCCGCAGACGGCGCACTGCTTGTGCATCACGCAAGCATAGATATACGCGCCGATGTCCTCCGCGTACTCCACAAGCGGTTGCTTTGTCGGAATGTCATTCACCACGCAGAACTCAACAAGCCAGTCGATGTAAAGCCGCGCAGTTGTCATATCCACGTCGGAGAGGCTGAATGCCTTGATTGCCTCCGCTTGCAGCTTGTCAATCCGCGCTCGAAGAAACTCCGCCTTGAGCATCGTGTTTAGGTCGCTTTTGTCGCCCTGTCCGATGTATCCCGTCGCGGCGGCAATCTCGCCAATCAGCGCCCACGCTTTGCGCCGCTGCTCCGGACTGATTGTGCGGCAGTCCTGCCAAAGCACCGTGACGGTATCGGATAGATTTTCCGCATCGGGGCGGGCAGTCTGGATTGTTAGGCTGCCCGGCTGCTCGATGACTTTGCCGACTGTCGCAATCATGGCTCACTCCACGGCTCGCGTTTGGCTTCTTCTCGTGTCGGCTCTTTCTCCCAGCATCGCCACTTTGTGCCATAGTCCTCTGTGTAGATGTGAAATGTATCAATGCCGATGTTGCAAGGTATAACCCACCACGGGTATGCATCCGTTTTCAGCCATGCGCGAATCGGGATGTTGTTTCGCAATTCCAGCCACACGCGCGCCGTCTTCTTGTTTCGCGCGCTTGCTTCGGCAAACGTCAGAACGCGGTTTCGCTGCTTAGTCGTCATCGTCACTTTCTTCCTCCCTTGGCGGAAATTCTGAATCGCACGTCGGGCAACGAAGCCGCGCTGTTCTTCTTGCAATGTCGCGTACAACGTATTTCATTTCATCGTCGCAGTACGGGCAGCGCGGCATAAGTTCTTCTTTAGGCATTCTTTTCCCCCTCCCACAGCTTTTCCGCCCCTTTCTCCATGCGTTCTGCTTGAAGTTTGTAATAACGTTCCCGTGCAGCTTTACGGATTTTTTCTCTATGCGCTAAGTAATATTCGCGCTGCCGTTTTTGCAACTCTTCCTTGTGTGCTTGATAGTAAGCCCGCCAATTTTCTTTGTTTTTCCGGTAATATTCGCGCTGCCGTTTTTGCAACTCTTCCTTGTGTGCTTGATAGTAAGCCCGCTGATATTCGCGATATGCTTCCCCGCGTTCAGTCATTTGCGTCAGCTCGCTTTCCAGTGATAAATTCCGCTCTCGGCAGCGTCTCAATCCATGCGCAGAACGCCCTCCATTCCGGCAGACGGTGATTTCCACGCTGCTGATAGATGGTTTTGAGCTGCCGATAGTTGGTAGTCATCCGCGCCGTCAGCCGCAAGCCAACAGGAACGTTGTAGAGGACTGCAAGATACCGTTCCGGCGTGGGGGCTTCCTTGTACTCCGCGACCAGCTTTTCCACAAGCTCGATTGTTTCCCGGCGAACGTAGTCGATGCATTGCTCGTCGATGTCCATGCTTGTTATGCGGTGCATTGTGGACTGGCTCGATACAAAATCCAGAAAATGATACCGCTCGGCTTCCACCCATGCCTTGACGGTGAACGTGAGGTCGAACTGCACGACAATCCCCGTCAAAAATTGGTCGTGTCCGCTTCCCGTCGGACAGTTGGCAAGCGCCATCGTCCGCTCTGTGACTTCCGCGCTGCATTGCTCTGTGTCGGTTGCCATCGGATAGCGGCTTGCCTTTACGCTCGCCACAAGCCCCATGATTTCAACGTTGTTGACTACATTCATTGTCATTGCCTTTCCCCTTTCTCGATTCGCTCCACCGGGTCGAACGGGTCATCGAAGTTCAGCCGGATGCCCGTCTTTTCTAACACCTCATCAATCAATTCTGCCGTTGTAAAGTACGCGCCGGGTTGAAGATACTTTTGCGTTGCCGTCAGCATCCGATGAATCCGCTGTGTGCCGAAACCGAACTCCTCTTTCATCGCAAGGCACATTCCGGCGAAAATCATCTTGATTGCATGGCGTTCTGCATCCTTCGCTCCGCGCTCATACTCGCGTTCGTAGCCCCCCCGCGCCCTCATGATGCTCTGCGTGGCGTGGGTCATGTCCCGCGCCGCTCTCCTGCGTTCTGCCCGATTCATCATGATGCCTCCCGGAAATTAGCCTTTACCGCGTCCATCATCGCCTTTGCGTCCGCCATCGTCATCTCTTTCGTCGGAATGTTGCGGACGATGTTTGCTTCCACAAGCGCGGCGCGAACTCTGCTCAACTCCTGCACATCCATGCCAATGTTTCTGCACTCGCGCTTGATATAGTCCGCCGGCGTTTCCGTCTGATTCTCTACTGGCTTACTCTGCTGCTGCGGCTGCTCCGGTTTCTTCTGCGTCTCGGTCTCGTGCTTTGTCTCGTAGCTTTCACCGTCCGGGTCGGTCATCTCCTCTGTCGGGATGCAAAACACTTGGAACAGCGCGTATTTGTAAGCAATCGCCATTGCCTTGTTGCTTGCCTTGTCGCCGCTGTCCATGCCCTCACCCAGCGTCACCGCCTCGATGAAACTGCCGTCGGTGGCATAGAAGCGGAACGCGATTTTGAGGAGACTGTACCGCAGTTCTCCGCCTTTCGCCGTTACCTTGATTTCTCGCGTCTGCTCCAAAACCTGTGGAACAGTGAAAATCTTGTTTTTCGTCAGGATGGGCTTCAAGGCGTTCATCACATCGTCGATGCCGCGGAACTTAAAACCCTGCTGCTGGTTGTACTTGTCCTTGCCGATTGCGGAAATGTCCGCCATCGCCGCGCTGATTGCGGCGTAAATCTGCCCGTTTTCCATGACTTATTTCCTTCCTATCATGCTTCTCATTCTGTCGGCGGCGGCTTTCCGCTGTTCCTCCGTCATATTTACGCGCTTCGGCGGCGAAACTTTCAGCCACTTCGCCGGGACTTTACAATACAGGCAACCGTGATTTTCCTGCGGCGTTTTCACAATCTCGACTTCCTCCGGGTGTGCGTCTCTCAGTCTCATGATGCGCGTGATAAGCCACTTCTCATCCGTGGAAATCCACATCGTTTTGTCCGTGTACTCCAAGCACGTTTCCATTGTCGTCCTCCTATCAGCACTCGTACCATCTCTGATACTGTTCGTTGATGTACTTCTCCCAGCGCCAATCCTCTCCCGTTCGGCTGGCTTCATCACCCCTTCGCACGGGCTTCCTGCACCCTCGCGGCACTTCGTCCGTCTGGCTGCATCCGCAGTCGCAGCGCTCCCCGCTATCCAGATATGCGCCACATAGGCAGCAGCGTCTTGCCATTTTGCTCACCCCTTCTGCACCGCGAAAACCGGGTCGCGCGGGATGATTTTGATGCCGGGAACGACTTCGCCCGTAATTTCATCAATCGCCTGTCCGTTGTTCTCTGTAAACAGCCCTTTCAGCGCTGTCCATTTCAGCTTCGGCACGTTTTCCACGCAGGACGGCGCATTCTCTGCGCACCACGCGATAATCTGCGCATCGTCGCGCTCGTACTCCGGCGCTTGCGCCTTGCGAACCAGAACGCCGCTCGGCAGCTTGTACTTCTCGCTGGTCTTCGTCGCCTTGTGCGGAACGGTGTCGAAGTAGCTTTCCAGCAGGGCGGTAAAGTAGTCAATGCTCTGCTGGTTGGACTGCGCCACGCGCTCGCTCTGTGCCTTGTAGTAGTCCTTCCACTTCTGCGTGTCGGCTTCCAACTCCGCAATGCGGCGAACCGCCCAATCCGCCTTCTGGTCGTTGTCGATGACAAAACCAGCGCGTTCTTCCTGCTCGTTTTCCTCGATTTCGCTGATAAACTGCTCCATATATGTTGACTTCCTCTCTTTTTTGTGTTAGAATGTAAGTGGCTTAACCGCCCCTTACCCTTTCTGTCTGCTCGTGCCGCGCTTTGTACCCGCGTCACGGGCGCTTTTTTTTATGCACGTCTCCGGGCAATTGTGCCGTCAGGATTCATCAGCCCGCGCGCAACAAGGTCGTTGCGCTTCTTCCGCTGGCGGATGACCTCGTTCTCCTGCTCCTGCGTTGGGTACCGCTTGCGCCGCTCCATTTCCTGCTCAAAGTCGCTGACAGTGATGCGGATGGTTTCGTGCGCCTTGCCGCCGATGCAGACGTGCGGCATTTCTCGCATAAATTTCCGGGCGCTTTCCTTGCTGATGCAGAGAATTTCGGCGACGCGCTCGGTGTTGAGGTACTGCGTCATTTCGCGCCACTCCTTTTCTCGATTCTCGCAAGTGTGTCGGACAGGCAAGCAACCGCCTTTTTGATTAACTCGACGTACTTGTCGCGATTCATCAGATTGTCAATTTTTCCGTCGTCGCTTACGTCGCGCTCAATGGCTTCCTGCAATCGCAGGATGTCCTCGATTGCGTACCGATTCCGCAGAACGCTCCCCATCGTCGTCGTGTTGCTAATTGGGCTGTAATGCCGCCGATAACTGTCGCTGTGTGAAAGCATCCAGCGATGCCACAGCATAGGGCATTTGTACAGCTCCTCAAGCTGGTCGATAACTTCCGGCGACGGCTCTGCTTCGTCTCCTTCCCAGCGGCGGATGCACGATTCCGATGTGTGGATTTCCTGCGCAACTTGCCACAAGCGCAGCCCTGCTTGCTCTCTGGCGGTTCGCAGCTCATAACCGCGAAATTCCGGCATTTACTTTGCCCCCTTCTGTGCTATCATTTCCGTAGGCGCAAGGGCGAAAGCCGTCGCGATTACCTCCGCGATAAAATTTCCCTGTGCGTCAATCTCCCCCGCCTGATACCGCCCCGTCTCGGACAATGCGCGGCTATACGCCCGCTCAAACGTCAGCTTGGTGATGTCGTCCGGCGTGTTGATGCCCGCCATATTGCAGACGGCGTCGTAGACAATCCGCATTGCTGCGCTGTCTCCCAGATGCGCCCGAATCTGCTTGACGATTACCGCGTCAATGGGACACCAGCGCAAGCCCTTGCCTTCCTCCGGCTGCATCGTTACCCCGGTTGCTCGTTGGAAGTCAGTCATTTTGATTAGCCTCCCTCAGTTGCTTTGTTTTGGCAAGCAGCTTGTCCATCGCGCTCTCATACGCTCTGTAAACGGCGTTCGCGTTGTGGTAGCGGTCTTTCCATTCGTCCCCGATGCTGCACCGCTGGAACATTTCCTTGTGCTTTTCTTTCCGCCCAACTCGCGTACTATATACGATTTCGTTCCAGACGCGGCTTGCAAAACTTTTGCTGTCGCATACCATGTCAAGGTTACGGATGATTTCGGTTGCATTGCGAAGCAGCACATCGTTGACCATATTCGCTTCCCAGATTGCCGAACGCGCCTCTGCATTTGGAACGACCTTTTCGGGAATCACAAGCATTACCATTTCCCCCCCCTTAGACGGCAACCGCTGTCTTGTCCATCTCGTACTTAACCGCCAACAGCAGGGCTTCCATCACGGCTTCATACGCGTCGTATGCCTCGCTGATGTAGTCCCACCCCAGCTTCACGAACTCGTCGCGCGTCATGGCTTTCAGCTTCCGCGCACTCTGGCGGATGGCGAAAACCGTCTTGTTCGCGTCACCGCGCGACACGCAACTGCTCATGCATTGGCTTTCAATGCCCTTGCCGTATTCGTCCAGAAGCTGGTTCGCGATTTGCACCTTGATAACTTCATTACTCATTTTGTGATACCCCTTTCTAATCTTTGCGCTTTTCGCGCTATCAGTCGATGAGTTCCCACCAATTCACTCCAAGCGTCGGCGCAAGCCTCTTTGCGGTGTTTGGTGTTACGTTCCTCTTGCCGCTATCAATCAGCGACAACATGGATTCGGAGATTCCCGTGATTCTGGCGATGTCCGCCATTTTTAACCCACGTCGTTCTGCAAATTCCCGGATGTTTGACAACTTTTCTCCCTTCTTCTTTACATCCCGTAAAGTTTTCCGCTAAAAAAATTTGATTTTTCTTCTTCTTTGGGGATATACGTTTGATTTTGTCAATCCCCTTGTGTTATGCTTTGTGTGCAGGATTCTGTCATCTCTGCGACTTGCGTCCCTCGCGCTCTACGCTGATGTAGGTTGCTACCTCGCTAATCAGCCATAGCGCGGCGATGAGTGCGATGCTCAGTCCCAAAAAGACGAATCCTGCCTGGTCTGCGTGTGGCATCTCCGTGTCACTCCTCTCGTAATAGTCTTCGGTAGGAAGTGTGAAATACGTTCTCCAGCGCTACCAACACAGGATAGGACGGATCACGCTTCCCAGTCTCAATCATGCTATAAGCCTGTACCGTAATTCCGAGTTGCTTTGCAACATCGGCTTGCGACCAGCCTTGCAAGGCTCTGATCCCCTTTAATGCGGTTCTCATTGTTGCTCCCTTCTCATCAACTCTCGGCAAGTGTTTTCCGCTTGCTTGTTTACATTATACATCAACTTTGCGTTGATGACAAGAGGTTTTCAATGTTTTCACGAGAAAAATTTGCTTCCCGCCTTTTGGCGTTGCGCAAGCAAGCAGGGCTTTCCGTCGCGGCGCTTGGTGATGCGCTTGGTGTCTCCGGCGCGACCGTGACGCAGTTGGAGAAGTGCCAGCGTTCGCCCAGCGTTGAGGTATTCGGAAAAATCGCTGACCTCTTCGGCGTTTCCTACGATTATCTTGCCGGATGCGATGATGCGCCGTCTCCCAAAGAAACAGATACGCTCTACTTGGAGATTTCCGCGCTTGCTCCGTCAGACCGGGAAGAAGTCATGCGGTACGCTCGATACGTTCGTGCGAATCCGCGCAAGTGAGGTGATGCGCCGTGCCGTTCCCGGAAATCCTGCTTGCGCTTCGGCTCTCGAACGGGCTGACTCAGCAGCAGCTTGCAGAACGCGCCAATGTCGCAGAGATAACAATCCAGAACTACGAATCTGGAAGAAGCAACCCCGTTCCGACGCGGCTTCTCGCAATCGCTGATGCTCTCGGTGTTTCGCTCGATACGCTCGTTGGACGTGATGAGAACGCGTTCTCGCCGCCCGACTTCGACCCGCTTGTTGAGCAGGTAAAATCTCTATCTGCTCCACAGCGTGCGGATGTGATGAAGTACATCGAGTTCATCAAGTCGCGCTCCTGATGCGCTCCTGCGCTGGACAACACTCTACAAGGGCAAAAACGGCTCCCTGAGCGCTTCCAGCCCGTCAGGTGAGGAAATACTACTCTCGACGTGCAAGCGCTCCTGAGTGCGTTTTTGTGCGAATTAGACGTTGCTTTCGCGCAAAGCCCTTTTCGCTTCCGCCGCGTCGTGATGGTGTACTTCACCCGGTTCTCGATGTCTGGCGGGTTGACGTGGTATACTACTTCTCGCTCCCCTCAATGGCGTGCTGGATGATGTGAATCATCTGCTGGTTGACGCTTCGGTTTTCGCGCTCTGCAAGGACTTGCAGCTTGCGATGAAGCCCTGCGCCCATCCGCAGTGTGACTTTCCTGCTGTCTGCCGTCATTGTGCCGTCACCTCTCTTTTATTATATAGTGCCGTCACCTTGCTGTCAAGGTGCTGACCGAAATTTTTTTGAAGGTGGTGATTTCCTTGCCGTCCGACCTCCCGAAGTTTACGCTCCGCACTGACAAGCAGACGCTTGAAAAGTTCCGCGTGGTTGCGCAAAAAAACCTGCGAACCGTCAACCGCGAATTGGAGATGCTAATGCGTCAGCATATCGCGGACTATGAGGACAAGCACGGCGAAATCGTCCTCCCTCAAAATCAGGAATGATTGCTATGCAGTCATATCCTATGCAGGAATGGAGGTGAGTATGCCTTGCTTGCGTCGGAATATCGTCTCTGCCGTGACTTTCAGCGCGGCAAACAGCTTTCGGAGGAACAGCTTGCGCGGTTGCGTTCGTCCGACTTCTTGACGCCACCGCCGCCGCACCCATCCGACATTGATGCACGCCCGCCGGACTATGTGCCGGAGCTGAACCGTCACGCGCTGGATGCAATGGAGCAGTACAAGTCAAGTTGCTTGCGCTTCCTGCTTCCCGTCGGCATCTCCGCCGTCAGCTTGATTCTCTCGCTGATAGCTCTCTTCAAGTAGACGAATCTCCTTCAAGTAGTCCAGCACATCGCGCATGTACTTGCTGTACTGGTCGTAATCCAGCTTCATATAGCGTGGGGAGACGAGGATGCGCCCGAACGCAAGGCACAACTCCTTGCCGTACCAGCTCAAAAGCGGGTTATCCTTGAACAAGCCCTCGCTCATGTGCGTCTCTCTGCGAAGCGCTAAGTTCTCCTGTTCCAGATTCACGACTTTTACTTGCAAGTCCTCAATTCGCTGTTTCAAGTGCCGTTTACTCTGATACACGTTCACACCTCCAAGACACGAAAGGAGTTTCACGATGAAGAAGTTTGTTTCCGTCCTGCTGGTTCTCTGCTGCCTGATGGCTTCCTGCGTCCCCGCGTTTGCCGAAAGACAGCCGGTACAGGGCGGATTTACGGATACGCAGGTTGTCAAATTTTTATCCATCCTTGATGATAACATTTTTGACTCTGTATCCATATCATCCAACATGGACAACTTTGACGTTAAAATTATTGATGACGATTTTGTTACCTACAAAAACTGCTACCCGTCCGCTTTTCAAGGGCTTATTGATGGATATACTTCGCTTTTTGTCCAGTTTGCACGCTATATTTGGCTTAATTATAGCACCAATTCACAGCTGACGGTAAAGTTTGTTGACGTTACAGATAAGCAAGAGTCGGCGTATTATACCTTTACCGCATTCAATGGTAAATTTTCGTGTAACACGCCTTATGTTGCAATCAGCAAAAACAACAACTATGTAAAAGCCGGAGCGAACCCTGCGATACTTCGCGAACTTATTGACACCTACGGGGTTTTTAAGGATGACTACATGATTTTTTACTCTGCTGATTCCGGATACTCTATCACTACTGATTCAATTTACCCCAGCATATTTACCGACTTGTTAAATGATGAAGATTCCGCCTCATTGAATCAATGCTTGGAGTTCCAGAAGTACCTTTTATCAAAGCTTGTGGACAGGCTACCTTGCGACAAAGAGAAGCTGAAAATCACTGTTTTATTTCAAGCCCCAGATAGTGATGGTTATATCGGCTATATCGGGTACGATTGCGGAAATCTCTCCGGTCTCATCGCCCCCTCCTCAACCAAATAATACCCTAATGTCCACTCCCCCCAGCGCGTCGGCAATGCGAATTGCTGTCGTAACGTTGGGGGTTCTCTGTCCACCCTCGTAGCGCTGAAACGCAAGCGTCGAAATGCCAACCTCTTTTGCAACGGCTTCCTGCGTCTTTCCGCAGAGCTTCCGTGCTTCAACCATCCGAACGTTTCTCAACCTTCGCCCCCCTCTTTCTGCATAACCGTTCGGTAGTCTTATTATAGCACTACCAAACGGTTATGTCAAGCGTTTTTTGGAGGTGCTTCATGGATTTTCCCGGACGATTAAAGCATCTGCGCCATGAGCGCGGGTTGACGCAGAAACAAGTCTATTCTGCCGTTGGAATGTCAGCATTGGGATACCAGCGTTATGAGTACGGCGAACGCTCGCCGTCTTTTGATTGCCTGATAGCCCTTGCCGACTTCTACGGCGTGTCCCTTGACTATCTTGTCGGGCGCTCCGACGACCCCACGTTCACGCCGTCCGCCGGAACTATCCCTTCCTCCTCCAGCAAGGACTGAATCACCTTTCGCGCTGTCAGCGTCCACATGGCAAACAGCCGCACCGTGCCGTTCTCCGTTTTGACGGGCTTGTAAGTCACCATGTCGGCAAAGTTCCCGGCGACCACCCAAGTGCCATCAGAGCGCTGTATCTGGATGCCAGCGCGGAACAGTGCCTGATTAAACTCGCGTGTTGACATGCCGTACTGCATCGCCAGCTTTGCCGTGCTGATGGGCTGCGTGTCCGTGATGTTGACTGTCGGCACGTCCACCTTCTCGCTGTAAACCTCTGGAAACGCCTCACGGACTGTGCATCCGAGGGCTTCGGCAATGAGCTTCATCGCGTCAACCGTTGGGCTTCCCTGTCCGTTGGCGTATCCGTAAATAGTCGTCTTCGAGATGCCCGACTTCTCGGACAGCGCGGCGACGCTGATGCCCTGAACCCCGGCGACGTGGAGAAAGTGCCGCAGCTTCTCAGCCATCGACCTCACCCCCGAACAGGGCTTCGACCGTCGTGCCAAGCGCACGGGCAAGGCGGATAGCGTTATGCAGTGACGGTGTATGTACACCCCTCTCATACTGAGATACAAGGCTCTGCTGACATCTGAGCACGTCTGCAATCTGCATTTGCGTCATGCCCTGATTCTTGCGAAACTCACGCAAGCGGTTAGCCATCGTGCCACCTCCATATGCCAAAATAAATTTATTTCACGTCTGTATTATATTTCTTTCAGTTCTATTTGTCAAGAGGGTGAAAGAAAAAAAGTGTGGTGTAAATATATGGTTTTGTCGGAACGTCTTGTAGAATTGCGCAAAAAAAAAGGCGTCAGCCAACGAGCTGCCGCAGAGGGTATTGGAATCCAGAACGCTCAATTGAGTGGGTATGAACGTGGTGCGAACGAACCGTCCGCCGCTATGCTTGCCCGCCTTGCCGAGTATTACGGTGTGACCACAGACTACCTTTGCGGACTGTCCGACAACCCGCAAGGAACGTCTGACCGCCCGATTCTCGACGCAACCTGCGAGGCGATTATCGCCAAGCTGATTGGCGCGCCGGATGACGTTGTGCGTGAGGCGATGGACTACGTTGAGTACCTCACCGCGAAGGCGGAACGTCGGATGCGGCAGGAGCGCAGGGAACGTGATAGCTTAAAGCGCATGGCGGACAAGGGAGATGCTGAGAAGGGCGAACCGTGATGTCCCCGGCGCGAATGTCGGGAATATGAAACCAGCGGCGAGAAAGAACCGCACGTCCACGAACGCCTGAGAGCGGCAAGCGCGTGAGGACAAGCAGGAGAAACAGCAGAGGAGCAGAGCGGAGAAGCAAGATGCCATGATTATATGCCAGATTGCCCCGCTTGTCAAGCCCCCCTGCTAATTTTTTTGTTGGGCAAAAATGGCAAAGCGTTTTGTTGACCCCAACAAAACGTGCGGTGAGAACCATTTGCGCGACACCACGAAAATGGTCTGCCCCGCGGCTATCAATTTCGTGAAGCTGCGAAGATGACCATGCTGCGGATGCGCTGAAAGGTGCTGGATAAAAAAAGACCACCGCCGCTGCCACCACCACAAGACCACCGCCCGTCCCTCTCCCCTCCCGCTTCTTCCCCCCTTTCCCCTCTTCCCCCCATACCCCCTATTACTCTATACCCCCTATTATCCCCCTACCCCACTCTGTCGAGTATGTGTTCTTGTGGTGGTAGTAGTGGTCTTTTATTATATATTATTTATATATACATACTTGTGTTATATAGCTGCTTATATTATTATATATCCATACTTGATAGCAACTTAGATAATATATATTATATTACACACAAGTATGTATTATAATATAACTATGTCGCGCGCGAGGAAACAACCGAACATTTTGCCGACGCCGGCAAATCATCGCCCGAATACTATGTCGCGCGCGAAGGAATAACGTTCGTTTGTAAAAAAAAAGACCGCCACTGCCACAGCGCGTCAGCGTTTTTTCTTTTCTTGTTTTCTTTTTTTTATTTCTTTTCTTTCTTTTTTTCTTTTTTTATAGCTAAGCAAAAAAAATGTGCTATTTGATGAATAGCAGAAAAAATATGCTAAGCACTTTTTTTATGCTAAGCAACGAATAGCATATTTTTTGTGCTAAGCAATGAATAGCATATTTTTTGTGCTAATGCAGCATGTTCGCAAAAGTGGCGCAAAACCTTGCAATTACTACGTTTCAGACACTTTTTATTCGCTGATGTCCGTCACATTCCTTCGAGTTTCTGACCTTCTCTGACTTTTACTTTTGCTATTCTGTACCTGCTTCCCTGACTTTCCCTGACTTTCACAAGCGGAGTTTGACCTTTCCTTACTTTCGCATCCCAAAATTAACCATGCAAGAACATTGCAATGCTACCAAGTAGAATTGTTACAAACTAATAGAACGGCGGCATCACGAATCTGGATGGGAAATAATAATGAAGCTAATTTTTTTCCGTTATTTCCCACGGATTGCTTCTTACTTGCTTAATTTTTTTCTACTTGCTTTCGGATTCGATGCTCTCCGCAGTCCGTATTGTTTATATATTCATAACGTTTCCTTTGCAGAAATTTCCTTTCCCAGCCACGCGAGAAATTCCGCTTGCAGGTCATCCGGCAGTTTCTTCACCTTTTCAATAAGCATTTTAACAACAAACTTTTTATCAAAAACAGGCATATTTCCCTCTCCAGTCGCGTATTTTTTATCGTCCACCGCAATACCATATGCTGACGCGCTGCGGGATATGACCAAAAATTTTCCGTGCGTTTGCAAAATGTTTTCAATTTGTTCACAATTTGCGATGGCACTTTGTCGCGTTTTGCGGCACAATGAGAGAAAAGGAGTGATACACTTGCCACGCCAGACACTAAAAAAGCGCCCAGATGGGCGCTACGTTTGCAAATATAAAGGATTTTCGTTCTACGGGCGAACGCAGTCCGAAGCCCTTTCAGCCCGCGAAGAGTACAAGAAACAGGAAAAATACGGCAGGAAGCCACGGGAGAAGTACACGTTCGCGGAGTACGCGGCGGAGTGGCTGCCGACGTACAAGAGCGAGGTGACAATAAATGTATATGATGCATATGTCTCACGCCTTAACCAGATAGCATCAATCCTGCCGCAGACAGAGATGCGACTAATCACGCCGTCGGATGTACAGCGACTTTATAACGCTTTTGCCGACCGCGGAGAAGGGACGCGAAGAAAGATAGCCGAAGCAACAAGAGCGGTTTTCCGCGCTGCAAAAAATGATGGAATAGTTGCAATTTCTCCCTGCGAGAACGTTAGGCGAAAGAAAGGAGAAGTAGGGACGCACCGCAATCTTGATGATTGGGAAATAAAACTAATCAGAGATACTTGTGACAGCGAAAGAATGGGAATTTACGCGATGGTGATGGTGTATGCAGGGCTTAGGCGTGGAGAAGCGCTTGCGCTCGATATTGATGATGATGTTGATTTTGAGAAAGGTGTGATTCACGTCCGAAAGGCGATTCGACGCGAACGTTCCGACTATATTATCACTGTACCCAAAACCAAAGCTGGTATTCGTAACGTGCCGCTGTTTCCGCCGTTACGGGATGTCTTGCAAGGGCGACACGGAAGCGTGATAATATCGAAAGATAACAAAATTATTTCTTTCAGTGCTGTGACCGATGCGTGGAAGCGTTACCAAAATCATCTATCAAAAATTGCGGGGAGAAATGTGGTAATCAGGCAGCACGATTGCAGACATACTTTTGCGACGATGCTTTATAATGCGGATGTTGACATTAAAACTGCCGCGCGCTGGATGGGGCATGAGGATGAGACGATGATAATGCGGATATATGCACATCTCACGGAAAAAAAGGAAGAAAACGCCATCCGAAAGGTCGAAAGTATGTTGACTTCTACGTCCAAGTAGTCAAACTGGTAGTCAGAAGCGTTGCAAGGGGCTGAGAACCATAGAGAATCCAACAGTTCTACGGATTTTGTTTGCTTTCCATGGAAGAAAGCGAAAGCGGTTTTCTCTTCACTACTCTGCGCTTG